TTATTCAAAACACTTTAAGACTCCGAGGCAGGGTGAAAAATATATGATATAATTTCTGCAGGCAACGTAGATGCCATATTTACTTTCATAAGCACTAAGTGCTTCCTGCAGATAGTCTTCTGTTACTTCCAGATACTCTGCCATGGTATAAAGATTGTTACAGCCGGCTTCATAGGAACGAATAATGCCTTCTAAACCTATTTGAATATCGTAAGCGGCAAGACGTGCGCGGTATTCCTGTTTTCTGTTGGCAGTTATAGACTGATCAAGAATATCGCCTGCCGTAGTAAGATGATGCCCTATCTCTTCAGCCAGGACACAGCTCTTTTCAACAGTGCTGAGGTTCTTGTCTATCGCGATGCAGCCGTCAACATATAGACCCTTTAGACCTTCTACCTCATAAAGATTCATTTCTTTTATATACAGATAATCATATTTTGTCTGTAAGTCTTCGTATGTCATTCACATCTCCCCTTACTGTTACTGCTTTCCTGCCCTTGCTGCCAGAAGCAGCTTCTTATATTCTTCAATCTTGTGAAGTTCCTCTTCCGTCCAATGTTCATTGTCTTCCTTATGGGCCGCAACGGTCGGAACGATATTATCTTCCCACCCCATGAGATAAGATGGCGAGCAATGGAATATCTTTGCCAGATTGACTACTGTTTCATGCTTGATATTCTTAATCTCTCCGCTCTCATAGCGCTGCATAGTGGCTTCCTTAATCCCTAACTGGTCCGCCACTTCCAGCAAAGTCAATCCCAAGCTCGATCTTCTTTCTTTTATTCTTTCCTGCAAATTAGACATAAACTCAACTCCTGTTAATAGTTTGTACAACTTATCCGATGTTTGATAAGCTTATTATAGCACAATCTTACGTGTTAAGCAATAAAATATAAAATATTTTTAAAAAACTTACGTAATACGTATTGACAAGAAAAAAAGAACGTGTTATTATGAACTTACGTAATAAGTAAGAAAGAAGTACCAGCAAGCTATCTGATTTGAATAGATTTATGATTTGGGAAAGCTTCATACAACTTTTTAACATATAACAAAGGAACGGAGCTTGCAAAGGGAGTAGTTTATCCTTAACTTACGTATTACGTTAGAATAAATCGTCTTTTCAGAAATTCAGACGTAAAAGAAAATATCAATTACCTTGGACTAAACCATGTGAAAAAATGTATTTGAGAGGGTCATTTTATGAAAAAGAAGCAATTGATGCAATAAAAGTTTTGGCATTATTCAAAGCAGAACAGAATGCTTTTATTCCAAAAATCAGATTTGACGAGATTAACCAAAAGAGAAAAGAGCTGGAGTGGCAGGTTATGCACCAGAAATCACAAGTTGATGAAATGAGAGGTAATAGTCTTATCAATCAGAAGTTAAAGGAAGAAATGCTGAAGCTATTATGGCAGGCAGAACAGGATAAGAAGAAAGAAGAGGAGAGGTATAAAGAATTATTCATATATTCGATGTTATCAGAAATGCTTTCTTCCTATAAATATGCAGAGCTTATTTTTGAAAAAATGAACACTTCTTGGGGCAGAGGAAGAAGTACAGAGAGTACAAAAAGCCTATCAGGAGCTGTTTCACTAGAACAGCTCCTGAAAATAAGATATGGAGGAGGGCAGTCATGGGCGAAGATTTAAAGAATGCTATAAAAGCAAAACTTGCAGAGCTATTCCCGGAAGTTATGGTGTATGAGGAGGATTTGCCTGAGAATTACCAGAAGCCTGCTTTTTTAATCAGTACAATAAGTGCGGCAGAGGGAAGGGGACTGGGAGGAAGAAAGGGTTATCTATTATCCTTTGACGTTTCCTATTACAGTGACCTAACCGGACAGGCAAATAATGACTGCTACCAGAAAGGAATGGCGCTGTTAAAAGGTTTCCAGCTCTCAGGCTATCGGCTTAAGGGAAAGAAATCCGCTACAGCCCAAAACATACTGCATTTTACATTTGAAACACAATATACGGTTGCAGAGGAAGTTGCAGATTTAAAGATGGAACAAAAAGAATTATCAACCAATATAAAGGAGGATTAACATGGCAGGAACATGGAACAACCAAAATAAAATATTACCTGGTGCATATATTAACTTTTTAACCAATGCGCCTTTATCCATTACACCGGGGGACAGAGGGACGGTTCTGTTATTACAGGAACTAAGTAAAGGTACAAAGGGAGAAGTCTATACCGTAACAGCTACAGACAATGATTACCCTGACGGAATCACAAGTCAGGACAGCTTCTTAGCAGGAGAAGCCCTAAAAGGAGCAAGTACCGTGAAGGTGTACAACCTTGGAACCGCCCATACCGGTACGGAGATGGAGGAAGCACTTAAAGCAGCTAAGACCATGGATTTTGATGTACTTGTTTACCCCTATGACGGAGAAGGTTATGACACGATTAAGACTTCCATTGCAGCCTGGGTAACAGCAGTAGTAACCAGTGAAGGCAAAGGAATCCAGGCGGTGCTTGCTAACTTCGCCGGAAACTCAGAAAACATCATCAATGTTGCCCATGGCGTGAAGTTATCCGATCAGACGGTTCTGACTCCGGCTAAAGCCACCGCCTGGGTAGCAGGTGTCACCGCAGGCGCAAAGATCAGCCAGTCCAATACCGGTAAGAAATACGTCGGTGCCATTGATGTGGTACCCCGTATGACAAAAACAGAAATGGAAAGTGCTATTACCGCCGGAAAGTTCATCTTTAAGGTGGATACCGTGCAGAATGTAACGGCAGTCTACGATGTTAACTCCCTTACTACTCTGACAACAGATAAGGGAAAGGCATTTACCAAGAACCGTGTTATCCGCACATTGAACGGTATCAACAATGATATTACAGAGATTTTCGAATCCAATTACGTAGGCACCATGAATAATAACAATGACGGAAGATCTCTTCTGCGTGCCACATTAATTCAGTATTTTGGAAGACTTGAGGAGCTTTCCGCTATCAAGAATTTCACCCCGGAAGATGTGGAAGTAAAAGAAGGTACCGATGCCGATGCCGTTGTAATTAACTGTTATATCCAGCCGGTCGACAGCATCGAGAAGATGTATATGACCGTTAGCTTATCATAAGAAGGAGAGGGAAAATCATGGCAGATAATAAATATTTAAGATTAGCAGATACAATTTCTGCAAAGGAAGGCAGTGCTTTTATTATAATTAATGGTGTTTCCAGGCCGCTCTTTGAGGTTTCTACTTTGAAGGCACAGCTGGATTTAACTGTACAGACAAGAAAAATGCTTGGTAACCGCATGACTCAGCACAAGATAGTAGGTGCGGAAGGAACCGGCAGTATGACTATGTATTTTATGAATTCCGATATGTTGAAACTGGCAATAGGGTATTTAAGCAATGGGAATTTTGGAACTATTAGTATCAGAGTGGTTAATGAAGACCCTCAGTCCAGTGCTGGCAGACAGGAAGTAATGTTAAATAATGTACTGTTAAAGACTATACCGGTTGCCAGTCTTGATGACCAATCCGATGACCCTATAACGGTTGACACAGATTTTACCTTTGACAGTATAAGCAATATGAAATATTTTAATAATCCGGAAGGCTTTTAATAGACCGATATGGTTTACATATACAGGCTGCAGCAGGGAATTATGCAGCCTGTGAGAAAGAATTATTGAGAAGTGTTTCGCTTATAAGCATAAGTAAATTATATGCCTCATAGATGGCAGAATGGAGAAAAATATGAGTTCATTAAAAGCATTTTTAAATCCCGTACAGGTTGAGAATAAGGAAGTAGTAGTATCCAATCGATTTATGGAAGAGGGAAAGGTAATTCCTTTCATCATCCGTCCCATTACCCAAAAAGAAAATGAATTTCTTATCAAAAAATATACCAGAAAAGATAAAAAAGGAGCAGAGAATTTCAACCGTACGGAATATGTACAGGCTCTTACCGCCTGTGCGGTAGTGTTTCCTAACCTAAATGATGCGAAACTTCAGGAAAAGTATGGTCTTGGTGATACGGAAGTCTTAAAGAACATGCTCTTGGTGGGAGAATACGCTACTCTTGCTTCTGAAGTACAGACCTTAAGCGGACTGGACACGGACATCAATGAGGATATTGAAGAAGCAAAAAACGAATAACGCAAGGTGATGCTGAATTTAATCTGGCGCACTTTGCACTTCAAAAACTCCACATTCTGCCCTCTGCTCTGGATGCCATGAGTCAGAGGGAGAAGGCCTTCGTCTATGCCAGCATCCTAGCCAGGGTGGAATCGGAGAAAAGAGAAGCGGACAAAATAAAGATGAAAGGAGGGAGGAGCAGGTAATGGCAGATATAAATACAATGCTTGCAACAATAGATAATAATTTTGAAATAATAGGAAAAATAGATAATAATTTTGAAGTATTAGAAAGAACGATGAGAAATTATAATAATGTCACAAATAATTTTTTGGCTGTTAACGTTCTAATAGAAGAGTCTTTGAATGATGTAGAAGACAGTGCATCAAAAGCAGGAAGCAAGTTCAAAGATTTAACCGGAAAGATGAAAGTCTTAGTTGGAGCGGTTAAGAACTTAAAGAGTGTAACAAAAGTTCTTGACCTGTCAGATAGTCTTATTATATCAAACAGAAAACTAGATAATGTTAACGACGGTAAACAACCTAATGAAGAACTACATTCTAAAGTCTCAGCAGCGGCGGGAAGTTCGGGAAGCTCTTATAAAGACATGGCAGGCTATGTTTCAAAACTATCGGCATCCGGTGATACCTTTAAAAATAATAATCAAGCAATTGCTTTTGCAGAATTAATGCAAAAAGCCGTTGTGGCAGGAGGAACGGATGACCATGGGGCAGCGATGAATCAAATGATTAGCAGTGTAGCAAAAGGAAATGTTGGAAGCAGTGATTTGAAATCCGCAGCAGGTACATCACCTTTTGTTATGAAAGCTCTGACAAGTTATACGGGGAAATCGGAAGCAGAACTGTATAAAATGGCAGATAAGGGAGAATTAACAGCAGATAATATAAAAAACGCTATGTTTTCTATGAGTAAAGATATTAATACTCAATTCAAAAATACTAAGATGACCTTCGAAGAGACGTGGGATAAGTTAAAAGAAGGGGCATTGCAGGCTGCCTCAGGCATTCTGGAAAAAATAAATGAAATCGTTTCAAATCCTCAAATACAGCAGTTTGTGGATAATCTAATTGCTTCTATGAACATATTTGGGGATGCAGTATCAAGTATATGCGGTTTTATCATAACAAATTGGAGTATCATTGGACCTATTTTGGGTTTTATTGGAGGAGTAGTTCTTGCATCGATGATGAAGAGTATATGGGAGATAATACCTGAACTTTGGGCCATGGTTCCGCCAATATTAGCACAGGCAGCGGCATGGATGGCCGCCAATTGGCCAATTCTTTTAATGGTTGGAGCTTTGACGGCAGTTATAACAATATTATTGCAAATGGGAGTTTCTTTTGAACAGGTATGCGGTGTTATTGGTGGTTTTATTGGTGTAATTGGTGCAATCTTCTTTAATACTTTTGCTTATATGTCAAATATGGTGGCCACATTTGGTAATTCTTTTCTCAATTTTTTTAGAAATCCGATAGCTAGTGTTAGAATTATGTTTTTAAATTTGGCGATTGACTCCTTAAAATTTATAGAGAGTATAGCAAAAGGAATTTCGGGACTTATTAATAAACTAACTGGGAAAAAGATTAATTTAACAGCAGGGATGACAACAATGATAGATGGTCTATCTGCGGTAAATGATCAGTTTAAAACTAAATCAGGATATAAGGATTATGTTCCAAAAATAAAATTAGTGGATTATGGTGATGTTGCTACTAAGAGTTACAATTTTTCTGCAAACTTGGGAACAAAGGCGAAAAAAGGTTTGGGTAATATGTTGGGTAATAATACAGTAAAGGACCCTACAGGTAACATGGCTTATCAGCCCTTTCAGGAATTTAAAAGTTTGCCTGGAAATTCTTCCGATTCTACTCTTAAAGTAGAGGGAACCGGTGCCGATGGTTCCATGAATGTGAATCTTCCTGATGAAGACAAAGAGTATCTAAAAAATATAGCAGAACGTGATTATATTGCAAATGTTTCCACCAATTCTTTAGCGCCTAATATCGCAGTACAGTTCGGAGATGTTCATGAGACTGCCGATGCCAATAAAGTAGCAGGCAGAATCAAGAAGATACTAAGAGAGCAGATTGCAATGGCCAGTGAGGGGGTATATTAATGTACGCAATATTTTTTGACTATGGCGGAACAACTTATAGATTGCCGACGAATCCGGAGGAAATCAACGTAACCAACACCCAGTCCATTGAGAAGTATAATGTTCTAAAGCTTGGGCAGATAGCAGTTCCCACCTATATGGAATTAAAAGAATACAGTTTCGAATGCGAGTTTCCCCACACAATGTACAGTTATGTGAATGTGAAGGAAGAAAAGGATTTCCTGGATGCAAAGAGTTACCTGGATATGCTTACAAAATGGCGTAAGAAAAAAACACCGATTAGATTTCTGGCAGGCAGCGTTACGAAAAAAGGGGTTCTGTATAAAGACAGAATCAATACCCTGGTGTTGATTGAGGAGATGTCCATATCCGAAAAGGCGGGAGAAGAAAGAGATAAGTATGTTTCCTTTAAGCTCATAGAATACAGAGACTTTAATAAAACTCCATATTATGAAATCAATAAAGATACCGGAAAGGCTTCGAAAGGAAAATCGGACGAAGTAAATCCAAAGAAAAACGGATACCATATAGTAGCGGCAGGGGATACCCTATTCGGTATAGCTAAGAAATACTACGGGGACGGTACAAAATATACAAAAATATTAGACGCTAATAAGGGCATTATCAAAAGTCCCGCTCTGATTAAGCCCGGATGGAAGCTGGTGATTCCATGATAAGTTTTATTGTAAAGACCGGGGATAAAATCTATGACATCAGTGAACTGGTAACAAAAGTCTCTTTTCAGGAGACTTTGAATGAAGGCTGCAGCAAACTGGACTTTACCTACATAAAAAGGGATTTGGATATTAAGAACGGAAGTATTGTTCGCTTTACCTATAACAGTGTCGGTATTTTCCAGGGCTATGTCTTTAAAATCAGCCGGGGGCGGGATAAGGAAATAAGCATTACTGCCTACGATCAGCTGCGTTATTGCAAGGCGAAAGATACCTTGTTTCTGAAAGAAGATACGGTTTCTACGATAACCAATAAGATGTGCAATTATTTTCATTTGAGCAAAGGTACCATAGAGGATGCGAAATTTGTACTTCCGGTAGGGGTTCAGGAAGATAAGACCTGGCTTGATATTATTTATTCCTCCATCAGCGATACCTTGAAAGCGAAGCAGAAGTGGTATGTTTTAAGGGATGAGTTTGGGAAGGTGACCCTTCGTGAGATGGGAAACCTTTATCTGAATCTGATACTTGGGGATGCCAGCCTCTGTTATGACTATAAGTATGAGAAATCCATTGATGAGGATTTTTACAACATGATTAAGCTGGTGGCGGTAGATGAGGAAGCCAGGAAAGCAAGCGTAACTGTTGCAAAGGATGATAAGTCCATTTCTTCCTTTGGATTTCTGCAATATTTTGAAAAGGTTGATAAGAAGTATACCAGTGCCCAGGTTAAGGATATGGCCGATAGTCTGTTGGGTCTCTATAACAGAGAAGCGGAAAGCGTAAGCCTTGAATGCCTTGGAAATACCAAGGTAAGGGCAGGCACCAGCTTTCAGGCAGTTATCTCTGACATCGGGCTGGACAATCGGCTTATTGTTAAAAGTGTTACCCATCAGTTTTTGCCCCTTCACACAATGAGTCTGGAGGTAATGATATGATACAGGAAATCAAAATAATAATAGAAAATTATCTAAACAATGCCAAGCTATCTATGTATCTTACCGGTACAGTAGTAGCAGATGGAATACAGATTAGTGACCGATTGACACTGCCTTTGGAGCTGATACAGGGAAATTTGAAGAAGGAACTGACAATGGGTAAACAGGTAAGGCTTCTTCGAAATCACGGTGGACAGCAATATTATCTATTGGAGGTGGTAGAATGATTCCGGCAAATTCATTTACAGAGGATGGGATAGTTCAGGCGGAAGCAGAGGTCAGCAGAACATATGCTCTCTATCCCGATAAAATACAAGGCTTTCTTAAAGAGGCAGAAGCCCTGCAACAGGCGGTATTTAAACTGCTGAATACGGAAAAGTACGAATATCCCATCTACAGTTTCGACTATGGTATTGCATTGGAGGATTTGATTGGAAAAGACCCAGATTATGTGGTAATCGAAATAGAGCGCAGAATCAGTGAATGCCTTCTCTCGGACGAAAGAATCAGTGAAGTAACCAATTTTGAATTTGAAGATAATGGGGATGAGCTTTACGTCAGTTTTCTGGTAAAAAGTATTTATGGAGATTTGAAGGTTACAAAGGAGGTGACGTATTAATGTTTGAAGCTATGACTTATGAAGCGATATTAGAGGAGATGTTAAGCCGTGTGACGAATGATGTGGATAAGAGAGAGGGAAGCATTATCTATGATGCTCTTGCGCCTTGTGCCTATGAACTGTCCCAGAATTATTTTAACATGGATAACTTTATTGATCTGGTATTTGGGGATACCGCGGTTGCAGAGTATCTGGACCGTGTGGTTTCCGATTATGGAATTGTTCGAAAAGCGGCAACCAAGGCAGTCAGGAAGGTGACTGTTAATAGAGAGGTGCCAATTGGAAGCAGGTGGGGGCTGGAAACCACAACCTACAAGATTATATCAAAACTTACAGACAATACCGGTGAAGGTGCATCGGGCTCTACAGGCACATACAGCTATGCTGCGGAATGCGAACAAACAGGAGAAATCGGAAACCATTATAGCGGCACTCTTGTGAATATTGATAACATAAATGATGTTAACGCAACTCTCACAGATATTATTACTGCCGGTGAGGAAGAGGAAAACGATGACAACCTTAGAAGCAGGTTCTATACCCTGGTTCAGTCACCCAGCACCAGCGGTAATGCTTTTAATTACCGTAAATGGGCCCTTGAAGTTCCCGGTGTGGGAGATGCTAAGATATATCCCCTTTGGAATGGGAATGGGACAGTGAAGGTAATGATAGTTGATAGCAGCCTATCCATTGATACCAGCCTGGAAGCAAAGGTGTATGAACATATCGAGGAGGTAAGGCCCATAGGAGCCGCTGTCACGGTAACCAGTCCTGCAAGTAAGGAGATTAAAATCTCGGCTAAGATAACTCTGGATGGGACCAAGCTTTTAAGTGAGGTGTCAGCGGATTTTACAGCTGCTGTAACGGAATACTTAAAAGGCACTATCTTTGAAGCTTATTCCATCAGTTATGCAAAAATCGGCAGCCTGCTTCTAAGTACAAGGGGAGTAGCAGATTATACAGATCTTTTATTGAATAATGGTGTGACCAATATACCTATTCAAGACACCCAGATACCTATAGCTGGGGCGATTACTCTGTCGGGGGTGAATTAATATGGAGTTGATGGAACATTTACCTTCCTATTACAGAGGGAACAAAACCATGGAAGAACTCCAGGGCATTCTGACAGAGGGAACGAAAGAAACTGCCGCTAAGTTTCAGGAAACACTGGACCAATGCTTTATCGGAACAGCAACCACTCTGCTTAGCAGATATGAGAAAATCTATGGACTTACGGTAGATGTAACAAAGAATGAGGGGTTTCGAAGGGAAAGACTTCTGGCAAAGGCAAGAGGAACCGGTACGGTAACCAAAAAAATGCTTGAGGATACCGCCAGAGCCTATTCCAATGGAGAGGTTAAGGTTATTGAGAATATTAATAACAACAGTTTTGTTGTAAGGTTTGTAGGGACTAAGGGGATACCAGCCAACATGGCGGATCTGACACTTACGATAGAGGATATCAAACCTGCTCATTTGTCTTTTACCTTCGAGTATACCTTTAATACCTGGTTGGATGTAAGTGATATGACTTGGGCAGAAACGAAAAACTATACATGGGAACAATTAAGAGTGAGGTGAGTAAATGGCACAACATACAACTTATTATAACCTTGAGAAACAACAAGGGAATGATTTGGTTAATATAAATGGTATCAATAATAATTTTGATATTATTGATACAGAAATAAAGGAAGCTCAGAACAGGATGCAAAAAGCGGTAGGAACCCTGTCAGAACTCAAAGCGGTAACCGGAGTTCCTGAGAATACAACAATACTGTGTAAAGGCTTAGGATTATACCGGTATGAAGCCTCAAGTGCAGCAACGCCTGATGATTTCTTTATCGTGGCACCAAGTCTTGGTACCGGCAGATGGATTCTTATGGCAGAAACGGCAATGGGATTCTCGGCAGATACAGGCAGTACAAATGCTTATGTTCTGACACTGCCGGGATTATCTGCATACTACACAGGCATGATGGTTTGGTTTAAGCCGGTTAATGGAAATACCGGAGCTTGCACAATCAATGTTAACACATTGGGAGCAAAATCACTGGTAAGACCGGGCGGAGTAGCTTTGACGTCGGGAGATATTACAGCAGGCGCTTTGATCTGTGCTGTATATGATGGTACTAATTTTCAGCTTATTAGCCTTTTGGCTGCGAATCTTGTGCATCTTACTGCAACACAGACCTTAACGAATAAGACCCTTACCAGTCCTATTCTGACAACTCCGAAATTTGCAACTGCCGGATATATTACAGATGCCAACGGAAATGAATTAATAAGGTTTCCTTCTACCGTTGCAAGTGCTGTAAATGAAATCACAGTAAACAATGCAGCAACGGGGGTACCGCCAAGCATTCAATCAAGCGGTTCTGATACAAATGTCGGCTTGGACATCAAGTCCAAGGGAACCGGGACAATAAGGAACTATGTTAATAATGTAGTATCCGTTGTATTTGATGCTGCAGCTTCTGCAGTGAACTCACTTACCATGAAATCAAATGCCACAAATAACTCACCGTCTATTGAGGCTGCTGGAAGTGATGCAAACGTTGGGATTGATGTAAAAACCAAGGGAACCGGAGTTTTTAGAGCTTTGGTTAATGGAGTGGTAGCTTTTGTTGTGGATACGGTGGCTGGTGCAGTGAATTATCTGACAGTAAAAGCAAATACAGCTGGTAATGCACCAGCAATATCAGCAACCGGTACTGATACAAATGTAGATGTGAATGTGGTTCCAAAAGGTACTGGCAGGCTTAAGGAAAATGGTACAGCAGTAGCACTTTCAACTGATTTAACATCTTATAATAGTCTAATAGGAAGAATAGTTATACCTGCTAATGCAGATTTAAATGCGGCTACATATAAGAGTATAGGCAATTATTATTGCCCTACTACTGCAGATTCACAAACTATTCTTAACATGCCCAAGATACCATCTATTATAATAAATGCATTTAATCTGAAGGTATTTTTTGGAACAGGAACTGGTTATCCAGTACAACAAGTTGAATTTTATGATTCAGGTATTGTTTATAGGAGAGTTTTTGACCCATATCTAAATTCAGGAGCAGGTGGATGGTTATCCTGGAGTTATGTTTCGGGGCCAAGTGCTGGATATGCTCCAAACATACTCATTAATGGAGACTTCCAGGTATGGCAGAGAGGAACAACATTTGCACTTCCAACTAATGGTTCTTATTCATCTGATAGATGGGGAATTTGGAATTATGTAGATTCAAATGTTAAGGTTTTAAAAGGATATAAATCATTAAGAGTTGAAGAATATAATGCGGTAGGGGGTGCCAATGCTTATACACCAATATATCAAAATGTAGAAGATTATGCAGAATATGCTGGTAAAACATTAACACTATCTTGTAACATATCTTTGGATGCTGGTGTTTCAGCAGAGATAGCCTTTTATGATGGCGTTTCCTCACATTTTTCTGGTTCTTTTTCATCAGGAGGTACTAAGGTTGTAACAGCAACTATGGCAAGCAATGCTACTCAATTACAGATAATAGTTACATTTTTCCGTAATGGGATAGCCATAGGAAAAGGTCTTAACATTAATTGGGTCAAACTTGAAGTAAATGACCATGCAACACCGTTTATTCCAAGAAGTTATGGTGAGGAGTTAGTTTTATGCCAAAGGTATTACCAAATTTTTACTGTCGTAGATATTGCCCAAAGCAATGGCAGAGTGACAATTTCTGGAGTGCTTTCTCCTCAATTGAGAGTTGACCCATCGGCGACATTTGGAACATGGTCACTAAATGCAGGAGTTACTCCTACTACAACTGAATATGTAGTTAAAAATGACTCGTTTTACATTACAGCTACAGGCGCAGTTTACCCTGCTAGATATAGCATTCAGATTAAATTGGATGCAGAGCTATAGGAGGTAATTATGGAAGGATTTTATAATAAGCATTATATTAGGTTAGATACAAATAATTGCATTATCAAAGGCTTTTCAGATGCCTTTGAACAACCGGAAGAAAATGATAATTGTATCAATCAGGAAGGTGGCCGGCATTTCGAACTGTTGGGGCAAGTCAATCCTTCCTTAATCAGTTTGTCCGGCGTTCATCTATATAAATACTCAAACGGAGTAATCGTTGAAACTACAGAAGCAGAAAGAGCCGCAGAACTTGCCGCCATGCCAAAAACTGTATCAGAAATCGATACACAGACAGAGTACCTGATAGACTTGGATTACCGCATATCAAAAATAGAATTGGGGGTGTAAAGGATGACCTATACATACTGCAAAAAGATTATACAGTCGGGCAATTATGAGAAAGAGGACATGCAGGATAAGCTGGATATATTTCTGTTGAATAATCGTATCAGCCAGGAACAGTATTCGGAGCTGAAGGAGTTAATGAAATAGGAGGGATTGGCTCTCCTTTCATAAAATGAGGGGTGATATATGTTAATTGAAGAAAAAGTAACAGAGCTTGAAAAATCGCTCATTAAAGTCGATGAACGATCCAAGTCCAACAAGATTCGTCTCGATGAGATGGAAGCAGAGATAAAGGAGACTAACTCCCTGGTTACAGCTATCAAAGAGCTGGCAATCGAAACCAAATATATGCGCTCCGACTTAAATGAAACGATTCAGAGGCTTTCCAAGCTGGAATCCAGAGATGCTGACAAATGGGATAAATTCAAATGGCTCTTGGCAGCCGGAATGATAACAATTATTTTAGGCTTCCTTGCTCTGCAGATCGGCCTGAGATAAAGGAGAGAGGAGTATAACAAATGGAAATTACATTTCTACTACAATATATTAACTTGGTTACCTTAGGAATATGCTTGTGTTTAGGCTACGCCTTTAAGAATATCAAGAACTTTAACAACCAATACATACCCGCAGCCATGCTGGTTATTGGCACCATTATCAATATACTTGCGAATCTTCCGGCAATTAATATGTCCATAATCCTTGGCGGTATGATTAGCGGCCTTGCAAGTACCGGACTGTATGAAGCTATGCGCAATCTGATAGAGAAAGACGGTAAGGAGATATGAGTATATGAAGAAAGAGGAGTTTCTAAAAGCTATTGCAGCTGCAGCCATTCAATATTACCCCGGTTACCGCATCCTTCCAAGTCTTACCATAGCCCAGGCAAGCCTAGAATCACGATGGGGAGATTCGGGCTTGGCAAAGGACTGCTATAACTATTTTGGTATGAAGTGGTCCAGCACCTGTGGTACCGCCTTTAAGGAATACACCACCGATGAACAGACAACGGAAGGGGTACCGTATACTATAAAAGCCAGATTTCGCAAATACTCCGGAATAAAAGAAGGTATTAAAGGTTACTATGATTTCCTTCAGTACCCAAGGTATTCCAATTTGAAAGGAATCACAGATTATAAGGAAGCCTGTAACCTTATCAGAAAAGACGGCTGGGCAACAGATATCGCCTACACTACCAAGCTCGTCAGCTTGATTGAAACCTATGAACTGTGGAAATATGATTTGCAGGTGGTATACGGTAGTGGACCGGAGGAAGCTATAACACCGGGAACAGATTGTCTGGCAATTATCTGGCTTCAATACAAACTTAATAGCTGTTTGAAAAATAAAAGCGGCTTTACAGAATTAGTAGTAGATGGTATCTTTGGGGCAAAAACCAGAGGAGCACTGCTGCTGTTCTGGAAGTATCTTGGGTGGAATAAGGATGGACAAAATACTGGATGGGAAGCAGGAAGCAAAACCAAAGCAGCCTTGGCAGCAGGATAAATAATTCATATGAGAATGCCCTGAAAGCAGCGAAAGAGCAGCAGCTTTCAGGGCATTCTTATTTTCGGTGAAAAATGAACTTTTTTGTCAGGGGTAAATATAATAATATATCCGCTTATTATAAAAGGTGCCGGAA